GGTGACGGGGACCGCAGGAAAACGCTAGTCTTTGCGTTCACGATCGGGTTACCACCCGGCGCCCCCACAGACACCGCAACGCGCAGAACGCGCGCCCCCCCATGACAAAGACGAAGAAGAAGAACGCGCTCGAGATCCTTCCCGGCATGGCGACACGGGTCGAGCTTTGGAAGATCGACCGCCTCCTCCCCTATGGGACGAATCCCTGGAACCACCCCGCGGAGCAGATCGACCGCCTCGCCGCGTCGATTACCAGGCTCGGATTCAACGCTCCGATACTCGTCGACGGCGAGACGATCGTCGCCGGTCACGCGAGACTGACCGCGGCGAAGCGCCTCGGTCTCGAGGAGGTCCCGGTCGTTCCGCTCGATCACCTCGACGAGGACACGGCGCGCGCGTACCGCCTGGCCGATAACCGGATCGGAGAGCTCGCCGAGCTCGATACGGATCTCCTCGAGGGCGAGCTCCTAAATCTCGACGACGATCTCGTCGACGTCGCCGGATGGAATCTCGACGAGCTCGAGGAGCTCGGCGTCGACCTCGCACTCGAGGAACCCGCCCAGGTCGAGACGGTCGAGGTCGACGAGCACAAGATCGAGCTCCCAAAACAACCGCGCCTTCGGACCGGCGACCTCCTGGCTCTCGGGTCTCACCGGCTTATCGTCGGCGACGCCTTCGACTCCGACACGATCGCGCGCCTCCTCGAGGGCCGCGCCGCCGACGCTATTATTACCGACCCGCCCTATGCAATCTTCGGGAGCTCGACCGGCGTCGCCTCCGAAGTCGCGGACGACAAAATGGTAATGCCCTTTTTTAAGAACGTGCTCCGGACGATCTCCGGCGCCTTGAAGGAGTTCGGCCAGGCCTACACCTTTACCGACTGGCGATCTTGGGGGTCGTTCCACAATGCCGGCCGCGCGACCGAGCTCACTCTCTGCAATCTCCTAATTTGGGATAAGGGCGACTTCGGTCAAGGCTCGAATTGGGGCAACTGCCACGAGCTCGTCGGATATTGGCAGAAGCTCCCGAAGCAGAAGAGCCACAACGACGAGAAGAAAACCGGACAACGCTCGATCTATCTCCCGAACATCCTCCGCCACCCGCGGACCCGATCCCTCGAGTCCGAAGGATGGAGCGAAGAGTTAGACCGACACTCGGCCGCCAAGCCTCCGACCCTTCTCTCGAGACTCATCGAGGCCGCGACCGAGGAGGGCGAGCGGGTTCTCGATCCGATGGTTGGAACCGGGTCGACGCTTATCGCGTGTGAACAGACCGGCCGCCTCGGCCTGGCTTGCGAGATCGAGCCGAAATGGGCCGAGGTCGTCGTCTTGCGATGGGAGGCTGTCTCGGGAGAGAAGGCGACCCTAATCGAGACAGGCGAGACGCTCGAGGAGCTCGCGATCTCTCGAGAGGTCTAAGGATGGCGAAGGCCGCGAAGAAGAAGCCGGCGCCGAAGAAGGCGCCGGCGAGGAAGAAGGCGAAGAAGAAGGCGCCGGCGAAGAAGGCGCCGGCGAAGAAGGCGCCGGCGAAGAAGGCCGAGAAAAAGAAGGCGAAGAAGAAGGCCGCGGCGCGAGCTCTCCCGAAGGAGGGGCTCTCGATGCGCGCCTATGCTGCCCGAAGGAAATCGCAAGGCCTCGCCGGCGGCACTCATGTTGCCGTCCGGAAGGCGATTCTCGACGGCCGGCTTACCGCGGCGAGCGTTACCCAGGTCGGCCAGCGGACAATGATCGAGCCGGAGCTCGCCGACAAAGAATGGGCGGAGAGCACCCACACAGGACAAACGCGCGACCCGGCCAAAATGTCGAAGGGACGGAAGGCCGCCGCCTCGAGGAAGCGCGCGGAGGAGCTCGAGGAGGATCCGGCCCTCTCTCAGCACTCCCTTTTCGGAGTCGAAACGGATCCACAACCGCAGGAGCGCGCGCGAGCTCTCGACCCAGACGCCAAAAACTCGACGGCGAAGATCACCAAGGCGGCGACCTACTTCGGCGCTTTATTGAAGAAGCTCGAGTATGAAGAGAAGAGCGGCGCCCTCGTCCGGAAGGACGCCGTCGACTCCGAAGTCTTCTCCTCTTTCCGCGGTCTCCGCGATCGCATCCTCGGTATCCCGGACCGGATCGGCTCGATCCTGGCCGCGGAGTCCGACGTCGCCACAATCAGAGAGCGCCTTCGGGACGAGCTCGTCGAATGCCTCGAGGCTTTAGCTAATGATCTCAAACGGGACTAAACTCGTCCGCGACTCGATCGCTCGCGCCCTTATGCCACCGCAGCAGATCACGGTCTCCGAATGGTCGGACCGTTATCGAATGCTCTCGAGCGCCGCGAGCGCCGAGCACGGACCCTGGCGAACCCGGCGGACGCCGTACCTCAGCGAGGTTATGGACGCCCTAAGTCCGAATTCGCCGGTCCAGTTCGTTACGTTTATGGCGGGAGCTCAACTCGGAAAAACGGAGTGCCTAAACAACCTAATCGGCTACACGATCCACCAGGCGCCCGGTCCTATGATGGCGGTACAGCCGACGGTCGACCTCGCAAAAGTAATGAGCCGGCAACGCCTCGAGCCACTTATCGCCGACTCTCCCGTCCTTCGCCGACTCATCGGAGGAACGAAATCGCGCGACTCGACTAACACCGTCCTGCACAAAGATTTCCCCGGCGGTTTCCTCCGCCTCGTCGGCGCGAATAGCTCGGCCGGCCTCCGGTCGATGCCGGTCCGGATCCTCGCCCTCGACGAGATCGACGCCTATCCCGGCGACGTCGACGGCGAGGGCGATCCCGTCGCCCTCGCCGAGGCCCGGACCAGAACCTACGCCGGCCGGAAGAAGGTCGTCAAAACGTCGACGCCGACGATCGAGGGGCGGAGCCGGATCTCGAAAAGCTACGACGAGGGAGACCGGTCCCGCTTCCATTTACCTTGCCCGGAGTGCGGCGAGCTCGAGGTCCTCGCCTGGCGAGATATCAAATATGACCGAGACGAGGACGGGGATCTCGTCCTCGATACGGTCCGTTGGGCTTGTCCCGCTTGCGGTTCGCTTGTCGCCGAGCACCACAAAACCGCGATGCTCGAGGGCGGCGTCTGGATCGCGGAGGCTCCCGATCTCTCTCACCGTCACCGGTCGTTTCATATCTCGAGCCTTTACTCTCCCGTCGGTTGGTATTCGTGGGAGGACGCGGTCCGCGACTTCATTCTCGCGAGCAAACCAGGCGAGACCGAGGCTCTCCGCGCGTTCGTGAATACGGTCCTCGGCGAGACTTGGAAGGAGAAAGGAGAGGCGCCGGAATGGGAGCGCCTCTATAACCGCCGCGAGACGTACGAGCTCGGCGTCGTCCCGGCCGGCGTCTCGATCCTAACCGTCGGCGTCGACGTCCAGGCGGACCGCCTCGAGTTCGAGGTCGTCGGATGGGGGGACAATTTCGAGTCGTGGTCGGTCGACTATCGCGTAATTATGGGCCGGCCGGACGAGGACAAAACGTGGGAGGAGCTCGAGCGCGCTATCGGCTCCGGCTACCCCCTAGCCGGCTCGGACGTCCGAGTCCCGATCGCCAAGGTCGCCGTCGATACGGGTTACGCGACTCAGTCCGTTTATACCTGGATCCGCCGACAGAGAGCCGATCAGGTCCTCGCGATCAAGGGCGGACCCGACTCTTACCCGATGCTCGTCGGAACCCCTAAGAAGGTCGAGACGACCGAAAAGGGCCGCCGGCTCCGCCGCGGTCTCCAGCTATGGACGGTTGGAACCGGCGTCGCGAAGGCCGAGCTTTACGCCTGGCTGCGCGCGGAACAACCGACGAACCCGGAGAAAACGGGCTTCCCGCGGGGATGGTCCCACTTTCCACAATACGAGGAAGAACATTTCAAACAACTATGTGCCGAGGTCCTCGTCGTCCGGATCAAACGCTCCGCCGGAGCTCGTCGAGAGACCGGCCGCCGCTACGTTTGGGAAAAGACACGCGAGCGAAACGAGCGCGTGGACTGTAGGGTCTATGCTCGAGCGGCGGCCTACGTCGCCGGCGTCGACCGATGGAGCTCCGAAGATTGGGCAACCCAGGCGGAGCTCCTCGCCGGCGGCGGCCGGTCGTCCGCTCCGCCCCGCCGGAGGCGCGAGCGTTCCGGATGGATGACCAGACACCAACGAGATTAGAACAATGCCGATAGATAAATCCGCTCTCCTAGAGAGCCTCGAGGAAGCCAAATACACCGGAGCCTTAAAGATCACCTACCAGGACAGGACCATCGTTTACCGGAATCTCGCCGAACTAAATCAAACGATAGCAGAGCTCAAGCGGGACCTAGGACTCCTCCCCGGCGGACCACGCCGGAAGGTTATCTCGACCGACAAGGGCCTAGGCGGCGAGACCGCGGGGACGATCTAATGGGCTCTCAGGAAGACAAAGCGGCGAGCCTGGCTCCGACCGCGCTCGACCGGGTCGTTACCTGGATCTCTCCAGAGCGGGGACTCGGCCGGATGACCGCGCGCCTCAAGGCTCACCACCTCGAGCTCCACCTCCGGCGCTACGACGGCGCCGCAAGATCCCGCCGGACTTCGGGATGGCTCGCCGGCTCCGGCTCGGCGAATACCGAGATCGGCCCGGCGCTCCATACGCTCCGGAACCGTTCGAGGGAGCTCGTCCGGAACAATGGATGGGCGACCCGCGCCGTCCGGCACCTAACTAACGCGAGCGTCGGCTCCTCCGGAATGCTCGCGACGCCGGTCCAGGGGTCCGACGCCCTACAGGCCACGGTCTCCGAGTTATGGGGAGATTGGACGAAGTCGACAGCGATCGACCCCGAGGGCCGGCTAACCTTCGCGGCGCTCCAGTCCCTTATCGTCCGGGAGTGCTTCGAAAGCGGGGAGGTCCTCCTCCGCCGCCGCCGGCGGCGCGTCTCGGACTCGCTCCCCGTCCCGTTTCAGATCCAACTACTCGAGCCGGACCATATCGACACAAGTCGGACCGAGCGCCGGACAAACGGGAACGTGATTATTCAGGGGGTCGAATATAACCGGATTGGCCGCCGCGTCGCCTATTGGCTCTTCCCCTCTCATCCCGGCGACTCGATCCCGCTTCACGGTCCGCGGCTTGTCGCCGAGCGGGTATCGGCTAAGGATATCATTCACCTATTCGAGCCTCTCCGCGTCGGCCAGGTCCGCGGAGTCCCTCGAGGAGCTCCCGCCCTAATCCGTCACCGCGACTTCGACGAATACGAGGACGCGAGCCTCGTCCGCGCGAAAATCGCGGCGATGACCGTCGCTTTTATTACAAACGACGTCGACGGGAAGCCGGCGACCGGGTACGGCGACGCCGACGAAACGCTCCCCGTCGAGGGTATGGAACCTGGAACGGTCGAGTATTTGCTCCCAGGCCAGGACGTCAAATTCAATAATCCCATGAGCCACGACGGGTACGAGGACTATGCTCGCGTTTCTCTTCGGGCGATCTCCTCGGCTTGGGGAGTCTCCTACGAATCCCTGACGGGGGATCTAACTAGTGTGAACTTCTCTTCCGGCCGGATGGGATGGATCCAAGAGGCGCGCGACGTCGATTCCTGGCGTCGTCATTGGCTCGTCCCGCAAGTTTGCGACACCATTTGGGGATGGTTCCTCGAGGGCGCCGGCCTCGTCGGCGCGATCCCGAGCGGGACGAAAATCCGCGCGGACTGGACCCCTCCACGCCGCGAGATGATCCAGCCCGGCCAAGAAATCCGAGCGATGAAGGACCAAATAGACGCCGGTCTCCTGGCTCCGTCGGAGGCCCTCCGCCAACTCGGATACGACCCTCGGCAAGTATGGCGGGAGACAAAAGGCGACCTCGAGCACCTCTCCGAGATGGGGATCGACCCGTCTCTCCTCCTCAAACTGGCCGAGGAGAATCCTCCCGAATCCGACGCCGTCGAGGACCCGGAGATCCCGGCCGGCTCGGCCGGCTCTCGCGATTTAGCAAGGAACGGCGCCGCGGCGATTGGTATTCTCCACGGGAAGAGGTCTTGACTCTCCGGCCGAAGGGTCGTTAGCTAGAGCCTCCGAGGAAAATATGACGAAACCGAAAACCTCAGCAATTCCCCCCCTCAACCTGCGCGCGGCTTTCGTTCCGTCTACTTGGAACCCCTCCACCGGAGAGCTCGAGCTCGACTTCGCGAGCTCCGCGAGGACGCTCGAGCTCGACGGATGGGGGGATCCCTTCCTCGAGGAGCTCGACCTATCCCCGGAAAGCGTCCGCCTCGAGCGCCTAAACTCCGGCGCTCCCGTCCTGGACTCGCACGGAAAAGTAACGCACCGCGCCGGCGGCTCCGGTCTCGACGACCAGATCGGCGTCGTCGTAAACGCGAGCACCGACGGAACGCGAGCTCGAGCTCGGATCCGTCTCGCCGACGTCGATTCGACTAAGGAGGTCCGCGAGAAGATCGACCAGGGGATTATTCAAGGCGTCTCCGTCGGCTACCGCGTGAACCGTTACCGCGATATCACAACCGCGGAGGACGAGACTCGCGTCCTCCTCGCGGTCGATTGGGAACCCTACGAAATCACACTTACACCGATCCCGGCCGACTTCTCCGTCGGCCTCCGTTCTAAGAACACCGAAACCCGAAA